TGCGAATCATATACATTATCATACAGCGAAACATCTAAAGGGTGGCCATCGTTTTACTCATTTGTTCCTGACTTTATGATAGGAATGAATAGTTATTTTTATAGTTTTAAGGGAGGTAATATATTTAGGCATAACACAGGAGCTGCACGTAATACATATTATGGTCAGTATAGTAATTCTACTATAACAAGTGTGTTTAACCCAGAGCCTACTTTAAGTATTAAGTTATTTAAAACACTATCATACGAAGCAACAACAACGGTAGTTGATACCAGTGAAGCAAGATGGGAGTGTACTCGACTACTTACAGATCTAACTGATGGTACTCCAGGTTCAATGTTGGAAACTTACTTTGAGGAAAAAGAAGGAGAGTGGTTTAGTTACCTTAGAACAAATGCTGGTACAGTAAACTGGAAACAACGTTCTGCAAATGGTGTAGGTGTATGTACAAATGTAACTGGACCTAACACCGCAACTGTAGTTACTTTCGCAACACCTGTTGGCTCATTACTAAATATTGGAGATACAGCATACGCGGCAACTTTAAATGCTGGAGTTGCGACTACAGCACCTATTTTAATAGGAGAAATTATTGCAAAATCAAGCACAAGTATTACTGTAAATGCTTCTCCAGGAGGAAGTACAGTTCCAACAGTTGGACAGTTTATTATGTTTATAAAAAATGCGGTTGCAGAGTCTCACGGAGCGAGAGGATATTACTTAGAATTTAAGTTAGAGAACAACTCTACAGATCCAGTTGAACTGTTTGCTGTAGGAAGTAGTGTGATGAAAAGTTATCCATAGAATTTTGTTATCTTTGTTATTAAATTATATTTAATGGAATTTAATATACGTAGGCTTAACGAAAATGATTGGGATACATTGGTGTCTTGGTGGGATGAATGGCCAGGTTGGCAAAATCCTTCTAAAGACTTTTTACCAGACAATGGTACAGGTGGTTTAATAGTAGAAAAAGATAATGTTCCTATTGTTGCAGGATTTATGTATTTTACAAATTCTATGGGAGTTTTATTAGAGTGGATTGTGTCTAATCCATCTTATAAAGATGATGACAGACAGGATGCTATTGAGTTTTTAATTCTTACTTGTGAAGAATACATAAAAGCTAACGGTAAAAAATATATATTTAGTATTGGAAGAAACAAACATTTAATTGAAACTCATAAAAAGTTAGGTTACCATGTGGATGAAAAAATATCACATGAAATAATAAAAAAAATATAATATGGCGGCATTTACAGCAATAGCAACTGGTGTAGGATTAGCGATTTCAGCAACATCAGCTGGAATGAGTTTTTCTCAAGCAGCAAAGCAAAAAAAAATAGCATCAAAAGCTAATAAAGCAACTGATAAATTAATGAAGGAGGCTGAAAGAAAAGCTGAAGTTGAGTTTATGCAAAAACTTAATGTTCCTTTAGATGCTTATGATAGACAAGAAGAGCGTAACATACAAAGTCAACAACAAAACATTGAGATGTTACAACAAGGTGACCCTCGTAATGTATTAGCTGGTTTAGGTTCTGTTGGAGCAGGAGCTACTAATTCAGCAGAACAAAACCGTATTGCCAAAGGAAAAGAATTATTTGCTTTACAACAAATGCAAGTTCAAGAGCAATCAGATATTAATCAAGACCTTAAAGACATGAAGGTTGGTGCAGCTGCCGATCAAAGTATGAGATCAAGAGATGCTCAAGAAGCGTCAGCAGCAGCTATGCAACAAGGTGTTGCATCAGTTGGTCAAGTTGTTCAAGGAGCTGCAAGCTTAGTGCCTTTATTTGCTAAAAGCGGAGCAGATAGAGCAGCCTCTAAAATGGCAGATGGCTTAGATCAATCTTTGTTAGAAACATCAGTAGTAAATAAAAATGCAGATGCGGCAAAATACACACAATACTCTACTGAAGGAGGAGCAGATTACGACATGAATAAAGCTGCGTTATATCAAGATATAAATAAAACACCTTTAGGTAGAAATCAAGTTATATCAAGATTGCAAGATGGAAGGTTTACGGATGCTCAACTAAAAGCATATAGAAAGACTGGCGTATATGATCAATCTTTTTATGATATTTTAAATAGATAAACAACATGGCAGAAGAAACTTCAAGACCTTCAGGGGCTAATAAATATTCAGTTTACGCACAAAGAAGTGTAGATAGTACACAGGTTAATTGGAATGAAATATCAGGACAATTAGTTAAAGGTTTAGATACCATACGTGCTGAAAGGCAAGCTAAAAAAGATGAAATTGAAAAAGCTACTCAAGAGTCTATTGAACAACTTAGTCAAGTTCCTGAAACTGGTACACAAGATGCAGCCTCTTTAGTAATAAATGGTTCAGCCATGTCTGTTGAGGCTGTGAGGACTCAAAACAATTTAATGAAGCGTGGTTTAATTAGTCCTAAAGATAATATGCTTTTTATGCAACAGCAGAAAACTGGATATAAAAGTCTAAGTGCAGCTGTAAAGAATTGGGATGATTGGGCTGTTGAAGCTCGTACAAGACTTGAAGACCCAAATATATCGTCAGGTAATTTAGAGACTTTTACTAATTTACAAACAGAAGCTTTAGGTAACTTAAGAAATAAAAAGTTATGGACTAACCCTACTAACGGTAAGATGCAGTTAGTGACAATGGGTAAAAACTCAAAAACTGAACTATATGATGTAATGCCAGATTACGAAACTCGAAAGCAAGACTACCAAGATCCAAATACCATGATGAATTTCATGAAGTATAAAAATGCTGGTGTCGATGTTAATGAAATGGCAAAAAAACAAACAGCTAATATTGCTGAAATTGTAACTGCTGAACGTGCAAGACTAACTGCTCTTGGTGGTGGTGGTGGTATTACTTCCATTGAAGATTTCAGACAATTAGGAGAATTTGGTAAGGATGAAGATGGTAAAACAATTACTTACGACATGTGGAAAAAAGATCAAATTGATGCCATGATTGGTACTGCTTCAGATAAATCTAATTTAAGCGCAGCAGAGGTGTTAACAAATAGCGGTGGTTATTTCTTTGCTCAAACAGAAAGTCAATTTAAAGAAAAGCATCCAGGAATAGATGTTTCAAGAATGATTAAAGTTGACATGAGTACAGGTCAACCAGTTCCAACAATGAGCGATGCTCAAATGAAGCAAGCGCGTAAGCTTGCGGATGTTGCGGTTGAATCTCAAGTAAGTCACATTGTTAAATTGACTGAAGGAAAAGGCGCACAACAAAAACAACAAGATACACCAAATACAACAAGAGTAAAAGAAGAAGAAGATAGAAATAAAGCTTACTTTAAAGATATAGATAAAATAATTACTGCTCCTGCAAATGAAGGCGCAGCTGTTTCTCAGGATAGATTAACTGACATGAATCAACAGTTTTTAAATTCAACAAATGCAACTGATCAAAATACTAAAATTAATAGTATTAATAGAGGTGCAAATGAAATTGTAATTGATAAAACTGTAAGAGGTGTTAATAAACCAGTTACAGTAGATAAATTCTTTAGAGACCCTAAAACAGATAAGCTGGACTTAAAGAGACCTTTAACAAGTAAAGAGATTGCTCGACAAATATATAGAGAATTAATTCCAAGAAGTGCAACAGAAAAAATGTCATTTGATGATTTTTATGACTCAGCTATAAAAAGCGGAATGGACTTTACTCCAAAAATGATTAGAAGTAAAGATAATCCAGGACCAGATGATAACCCAAATATGATTCCAAATAAAGCTTATGGAGCTGATGAAGATTTTGGTACAAAAACACAAATAGAAAAAATCAGTAGATATAGTTCAAATGATTATACTGATTTAAACCAAACAAAATCAATGGCTCTTGAATTTGAAGCTATTCCAGGTAGTGAATCTAACAGCCAGGAAAAAGCTGCTCCCGTAGTTTTAAAAGCATTTAATCAAGGACTTAGAAACCTTGAAAAAGCTTATGGATCTACATTAGGTATAAAAGTAGATTCTAAAAATGAATCTGGTTATACTAATTCTATTACAGTAAAATATAAAGATCCTGTTACTGGAAAAGTAGTTCCTCATACTTTTAAATATAATGATGACAACACTAAACTTCAAAGTGAAGTAGACGCAAAAATCAATGAAATTATTGATGCATATAATACAAGTAGAGAATCTGGTAAAAACACACCAGGAGGTTCAGGGGGTACAGAAGAAAAACCAGATATGGGTTAATATTAAATAAACAAAAATGGCAGAGAATAACGAAGAGCTTTTAAAGAATATCTGGAATCAACTAACATCTGATAACCAAACTACCAGTGATTTTGAAACTTGGAAAACTAATTTTTCAGGTAGTGAAGAAATTCAAGGGAACATATATAATTATCTTAAAAAAAATAATTTTACAGAAAGCGATTTTGACACCTGGTCTACAAATGTTGGCCTAAAAAAAAAAGAAAATTTGGAAGAAGAAATTTCTTCTGGGGTGGAGGAAGTTACGGAATCTGTACAGACAGATGGGTCTTCGGATTCTTCAGACACAAATCTCTTAGATAACCCTGTAGGTCAACCGCAAGAAATTGCTCAAGAAGTTATTACTCAAGAAGTAGATACAACAAGCTCTATAAACGGAGTTGAGGTTGAGAACAAAGTTTTTAATGAATTCTCTGACAATAGTGACACTGTTGAAAACCAAGCTAAAGATCCTTTCTCTTCCTCTATAAATGTTGTAACTCAAGACTTAATCAGTGGTTCTGAAGAACAAGCAGTACCTTTATTAAAGTATCACTTTGAACAATATGGTTTTAATTTTGAGGAAGCATCAATAGGTGACGTTATAGATGTTACTGCCGCCAATGGAGAAAAAACATCTATAGATTTAGATAATTATTTTAGCAGTAATGATGCGGAAGAAACTGCTGCATTAAAAAGTTTTTTAGAAAAAAATAAAACTGAAAGCAGGAGAATATATTCTTTAGAAAACAAATACACAGCATTAGAAAGAAAGATTTCTGAAGATAAAGATATAGATACTTCAGTTGGTTTACTAAATACTCAAGCTAATGTATTTAACAAACAACTTCAAGGCTGGCTTCAAGATAAAAGAATAATAGACCAACAAGCCGCAAACTTTAGTGGCTTAACTCAACAAGAATTAGATCAACCAGGAGTAAGAGAAGCATACATTAATTTTCAAAATGCTAAATCTAAAAATGATTTTGAAAGAGCTGGAATAATAGAGCGTGATAATGATTTAAAAACTCAAGGTTATATTTTAGATCAAACCATGGGTAGGTATTCTGAAATGCAAGCTAAAAGAGGTCAGACTACTGGGGCAATGATAGACGCTATTTGGACAGGAGTTGGTAGAAAAATTACTGGTGCTGCAAGTTTATTAACAGATGCTTATGTAAATTATGATGAATTTGGTGGTGCGGGTGTTGGAGCTTTTAATAGAATAGCCCAAGATGTTGCATTAAAAATGTACGGTACTAAAAAAGACCTTGAAGGCGCGCCTCCATCTCGAAAAGGCGGTGAAGCATATAAACTTTATCAAGAAGAATATAAAAAACAAAACCCTAATTCAACAGATAAAGAGCGTAAAGCTTATGCGGTTGAAATGATTGCAAAAGAAAGTGAAGAGTCTGAGCAAAACTATAAAAGCTATTTACTTAATTCGGGGCTAACTGAAGACCAAATCGAAAACGTTAAAGCTAAAGCAAAAGATGTTTTAGCAAAACAATCTAAATTTGATATCTATAATTTAAACGAAGAAGGTGGTTATGACTTAAAGAAAATTCCAGGTGGTGGAAGATACTCAAAAGAAGCCAGAGCAAAAAACATATCAGATTTAAGTGAAAACTCAATGATAGAGACACTTAGAACTGCGCCAGCAGAAATGCTTGGTTCTTCTTCAACCACTAAAGAATATAGTGATTTAATGAAAGAAGGTTTTTGGGGAGGTGCTTACTTAGGTTTAATGGAGTCTATACCTGCAATGATGGGTGGTCCTGGAGCAGCAGGATTTGCTCAAAGAACTGCTGGTATGTTTATGCAGGTTAGTGATCATGTAAACGAAGAAATGTTTAAAGATCCTGATTTTGCTAATATTTCAGAAAACGAAAAATTAACAGTTGCCCTTCCTTTAGGAATTGTAGTAGGTGTTTTAGAATCTGTAGGTTTTAGAAATGTTGTGAAGCAAAAAGGCTTAATGAATAAAGTTCTTTTAAAAGCTTTAGGAAAGTATAAAGGTTTAAGGCAAGTCCAAAAAAGAGGATTCCAAGATGTTGTTAGGCAAGAAGTTGACAATATGATTGCTCGTGGAGTTTTAACTGTTGTAGCAGGTGGTGTTGCTGAATTTGAAACAGGTGTGGCTCAAGAAATAGCAGACATAGGAATTAAGTCTATTTACAATAGCGTAAAAGAATCAGACATGTTTCAAACTCCTGAGTCAATAGGAGATGGTATAAACCAAATTTTAAGAGCAGGGGCGCAAGAAGCAGTAGGAGGATTTATAATGGGTGTTCCTGGAGCTATGTCAAACGCAGCAGCTTCAAAAGACTTTACAAGGTTAGACGATGGTGTTTTTGAGGTTTTTGAAGATATGGTTGGAGATGGTACTTCTACTAAACTAATAGATATACAATTAAAAAATAAAGTAAACAGCGGAGAATTAACTGTTAAACAAGCTAAAGAACAGCAAGATATATTTAATGAACTTAAAGGTGTTTATAATAAAATACCAAGTGACTATAGTACTAAGCAAAAAAAATTAGCTTTAGGGCTTTTGTTAAATAAGCAAGATTTAGAACAACGTATTGCTGGAAAAGATCCATCCTCTGTTAAATCAATTCAAGATAAAATAGATGGTATTAATGTAGCGCTTGAGAAGATTGGAAGAGATGCATTAGCAGCTACTGAAAATCCTAACAAGGGTAGAGTTGATGATGAAGAAAAAATAATAACAGAAGAAGATGCGATAACTTCATTAAAAGAACAAGGGATAGAGAATCCTACAGAAGAACAAATTAAAACTGAACAAGATGCCTTACAAAAGCAAAGCACAGAGAGCGTGGATGCACAAGAATCTTCCACGAGTAGCGAAACGATGGGACAAAGCTTACCCAACAGCCAGTCTACCAACGAGAGTGAAACCGAAAGCAAAAGTAAAACTGAAAAGAAATCCCAAGAGGAAATAGATAAAGAAGAAGCTTCAGATTTTGAAGCATTAGTTGATCCTGACTCAAAAGTTGAATCGGATATTGATAATCTTCCAGGAAAAAAACAAACTGTATCTAATGATAAGGGTGTTGATATTGATCTTGAGGTAAATGAAGAAGGTCCAAACCTATCTTTTACTAAAAAAGGAAAAGCAGAGCAAAAAAATGAATTTTCTAATCAAATTTTAAACCAAGCAAAAACTGCTGCAAAAGCAATATCAAAAATATTTCCTACAATAAAAATTGTAGTACATAGAGATAACGAACAATATCGTAAAATAGATCCTGATAATGACAGAGGTATGTATCAGCCAAAAGATAATACGATTCATATTAATTTATCTGAGGCTAACGGTAGAACAGTTGCTCATGAAATATTTCATGCAGTATTATTGAATAAGTTAAAAATGAACGATAAGGTAGCACGTGTTGTTACTAAAAAAATGGTTCAAGCATTGTCACGTTCTAAAACTTTAGATAAAGCCACAAGAACTGAATTAAAAAAATTCTTAAAAAATTACGATTCTGAGATACAAAACGAAGAAAAATTATCTGAAATTGTAGGAATGGTTGCTGACAACTATACATCATTAGATGTTAGTTCTAAATCAGTTATAAGAAAATGGGTTGAAAAGATTGCTGCTGGTCTTGGTATTGAAATAGGTCAGTCGGAAGCAGACGTTGTAGACTTATTAAATGCCATTGCACGTAAAACAGTTACTGGGCAAGAAATAACTGAGGGAGATCTTAAAGTAATAGATGATTTTGAAGGAGGTAAAAACGTTAAAAATCCAGCTGATGCTTTAGCAAGAAAATCAGTGGGTAATTTTGAGGTTAGTTACACTCAACAAGAAAGTATTGAACAACTAATAAAAGATGGTCGTGTTACACAGCCAGAAAATGTTTCGTTTTTAAATAACATGTATACAACTGTTACATCTCCTGATGACATGCTTGCAGGAGAAATAAAATATAATGGTGTAGTTATATTTGAAGGTGAAGGTGGGGTGTTTTTTGTAACTAAATTTGGTGACGTTTGGGCATCAGGTAAAAAAGGTACAGCAGAAACTATTGCAAATGCATTAAATAAGCAATTAAAACAAAATGGTGGTAAAGCATTTCTTACTCTTACAAAAGGGACTGATTCTAAGTTAGTTAGTAGTGCTTCTGGTGTAAACTCTACACTTGCAATACTAAATACCATGTTGGATAAAAAATTAATTAGTCCATCTTTATTTAGATCAGCTGTTTCTAATACAGTTAAAAAAGCTGATGGCGAAATTAACCTTAGACAGAGTGCTAAAGATTTAAAAACAGATATTAAAAAATACTTTACTGACCCTTCAACAAGTACGTTTGAGAAAAGAGGTTTTATAGTAAAAGATATTGTTGGAGAAATAGCTAAAAATATTCCTAAAGAAAGTCAGGCAGCAATAGCTGAGTTTTTAGGTGGTGATAAATTAAGAAGTGTAGCAAAAGGAAACACTGTATTAAAAGGAGGTAAGCCAGGATCACAATCTCTTGTGGATTTAATAGCTAAAGTTGCCGCAGAAAAACTAACTAAAGGTTTGAGCGTAGGCGATGTTTATGCTGTTATTGAAATTAATGGAGAAGTGGAAGTTAATAAAGATTCACACCCAAGTTATCCATTTCATATTGCGTTAAAAGATGGTACTCAACCTATTTTGCATTTACCTAAAAAAAGAGAAGCAGGAAGTAAAATATTAGTTCAGAAAGGTGCAGATGGAAAATACAATCTTGATTATGCAGTTCGTAACGTATCTGTAGTAGAAGGACAGTATGATACTGAAGCGGCAGCTACAGCGGTTGATGAAGGTGCAAAACGAAGATTAGATAAAAAATCTCCAAAGAAAAAAGAAACAGAAACTGAAACACCAGAAGTACGTAAGCAAAAATCTGATGCAGAAAAGTTAGGATTGCTTTTTAAAATGAACCTTAAAGGGTTTATGCCAAACACTATACCTTTAGGAGAACTACAACGATCTGCAAGAAGATTAGGTTTAAGAGTAGAGCGAGCATTATTTAAAGAAGGATATCAAAAAGGCCAAGTTGCTGGATATTATTTTTCTAATGGTGTTACACAAAATGGTAAGCCAAGATTTTACAATCCAAGAGCTGGTGTTAGAAAACAACAGTCAATGGGTGAAATTGGTAGATCAGAAACTGAAGCAATTAATATTATAAAATTAGGAAGAGAAAATAATATTACTGATAATACTATTGTTGACTACTTAAAACGTAACACGAGTCTTTTAATGAAGGATATTAAACCTTTAATGAAAGTAAGTAATTTTGTTTTAAAAAATGTGCCAGAAGTTTTTGGTAACATAAAAGGCGGTATGATGTCTGGTATAAAAGTATTTAATAAAGTTTATGAATTCAGAAAAAACTTATTAGATAACAACTTAACAGCCACAGGTAAAGCAATATCAAAACTTAATGCCAAAATTGACGAAATAAAAGCGTCAAAATCTCAGTTAGAATTGTTTGATACTAAATCAATAGAGAAAAAGGATGCTGAAATTAAAAAATTAGAAAATCAAATTTCTAAAATACAAACTATAGCTAAAGATACAAATCGTAAGTTCTATAAATTTACTCAAGAAGAAATTGATAACGCAACATTAGATTTTTTACAGAGTCAACCAGAATATATAGCCGCTTCAAATAAAGGTGCGTATAGCACTTTACAGGCTCAAATGACTTCTCAGATGATGAATGCATTTGAAGGCGGTGTAATGCGTGGAGACGCTGCTGCAAGAATTAAATTAGCGCGTAAGTTAATTCAAAGAAAAGGTAAATCTGATTTACAGGCAACACAAAGAGATTTAAGGAACTTTATAAGAAAATCACTTCCAAGTTATATTTTTCAAAAGCCAGAGGTTGTGAAATTCATGCGACAAATAACCGCAGCTAACCCTAAAAATATTGAAAACTTAAAAGAAGAAGTATTAGAGTATGTAAATGAAAAAACTAACACTGAACTTACTAAAAAAATTAACCAAATATTAGAAGGAAAATACCAAGACACGCAGTCAGGTAGAAAAAAAGGATATAAAGTTAGTGATGATGTTCGTGTTAGGTTAGAGTCTATAAAAGAAATACTTACTAATATTAATTCTAAAACAGATATTGATGTATTAGAAAATCTTGGTCAAGAGCTTGAAGATAAAATATCAGCTATTCAAAAATTAGATTCAATAGAGATAGCGAAAATGACAGCAGACTACAGCGACTTGCAGATAGCCTTAAATTTTGTAAACGCACAGCTATCTTTAGATATTTCTATTGAAAAAACTGAAGGGTTACAGCTGGTCATTGATAATTTAAATGATTTAGTTAATGACGGTAAATCTGAATTAGAGGAAGCTATAAAAGCTAAACATTTTCAATATATAAATAATTTTCAAAGAGCTTACTATGAAATAACTGGTAAAAAAATTGAAATGTATATTCCTAATCCTGAATTTGATAATTTACAGGTAGAGTCTAAGTCAAATCCAAAATTAATAAAAAATCCAGAGAGCAAACAAGCGCTTTTAGATTACACAGCTTTATCTAAAGCAAAAAAAGAAGGTGTTATAAATAAAGCTAAAGTAAAGTTTTCAGAACTAACCGAAGGAATGGTTGCTTTTATTATAGGTAACAATGATTTATTAAACTTAATGTCTAAGATTGGTAAAATGCCTGGTGAATTGTTTGGGGGAGACCTCCAGGAAATGGTTACATTTAAAATAGATGAGTCAACAAACGATTATAAAGCTCGTAAAATGGCTACAACTATAATCATGAACGCAAAAGTAGAAGAAGTTTACGGTAGCAAATGGAGATCAAAATCACAAAAAGATAGTATACCTGCTTCAACAGGAATCGTTATGTCAAGTGGTGTAGAGATTGAGGATTTAAGTCAGAACCAAATGGCTTACTTAGTAAACCAGTACAAAGACCCATCTAACCAAGCTTCTTATGAAAACAAATACGGTAAAGACTATCAGAGAGTAATGGACGAAATGGAAGCTCTGTTAAATGATGAGGTTAAAGAACTCATGAGATGGCAAGTAGAAGAGTTTTTTCCTTCTTTATATGATGGATATAATGAAATTTATAAAAAAGTTTACAGAACCTCTATGCCTTGGAATGAACACTATGCTGGTAGAATATACAGAGAAGGTGTTGAAGATAATTCAGCAGATGTTTTATCAAATGGTAAAGGTGCTTACAAAGGTTTCGCTTCTCCTGGTTCTACAAAGTCAAGGGTCAATAATACAAAGGCTATAAAAAGTATGGATCAAATGGCGGCAATGATGACTTATGTAAATGACATGAATTATTTTGCAGCATTTGGTGAAAACTTAAACGATATAGCTAATATTTTTGGAAATAAAAACATTAAAGATGCTATTGTAAATAATTACGGTAAAGGTCCTTTAAAGAGTATTGAAACTATGATAGACACTTTATCTAAAAGAGGTCTTTCAAAACAATATGGAATGGAATGGATTAATAATGTTACTTCAACTTTTGTTATAGGAAGATTAGCAATTAACCCAACTATTTTTATTAAACAGTTGACATCTGCTCCAGCTTACGCTGTGCGAATTGGTTTTAGAAACTGGATGAAGTACGGAACAATGGGAATTCCTGACATGAAGACTAATTGGAAAGAAATAACTGACAACTCAGTTTATATACAGGACAGATATGGTGAATCAATTTTAAGAACATTAGAAAGTTATGCTCCAAGTAAAGTTCAAACATTAATTCCATCAGATACTATGGGTAGTATTGTCGATGTGTTAATGTATTTAGTTAAACAAGGAGATAAAGGAGCAATTGTAATTGGTGGTGTTCCTAATTATGCTTTTTACAAAGACCAGTATAGAAAGAAAAATCCAGTAGCAACAGATCAAGAAGTAATTGATTATGCTGTAAAAATGTTTGAGAGAGACACAAAATCTTCTCAACAGTCAAGTGATATACAGGATAAAGACCAGTTTCAAACAGGAAATGTGTTTGAAAGAGGTGCAAATATGTTTTTAACATCTGTAAAGCAGTATTTACGAAAAGAAATGACAACCACACGAAATCTTTACAGAAAAATAAAAAGTGGTGGTAAAGAAGGAAAAGGTACATACTGGGAGAATATTAAAACATTAGCCATGTATCATTCTATATTACCAGTTATCTTCCAATATATTGCTGCTGGACTCCCTGGTGTTTTAGCCCCATGGGAAGATGAAGATGAAGAGACTTTATTAAGAGCTGCTTTATTAGGAAACTTAAATGGTTTATTTCTTATTGGATCATTAGTTGATGCTTATGGTGACTTCATGACATCTAAACCATGGACAGGTAAAGACCAGTCACAAATTCCGTTGCTTTCTATAGGTTTAAAGTTTTTTAGAGAACTTAATGAAGCCAATAGGTATAATATAGAGTCTGTTGATAAAAACGGTAAACAAAGAACTCAAGAAGCAATTAACGAAAGCATAGCTGGTAAACAAGCAGCTACTAAAAAAGCTTTTTATAATCTTGCTAATTCTGGTTTACCTTTAAAACAAGTCGAGCGTTTAATTAAAAATGCAGATTTAATTACCAGTGGTAAAGCAAAAGGTACTGAGTTAATATTAAGGATTTTCCAATTTTCTGATTATCAGGTTACCTCTAAAGAACAAAGGGATGCGGCTAAGAAAAAGAAAAAGAAACCGAGAACTAAAAAATTAACAAACAAAGAGTTGCAAAAATATGACCCAGAGGCTTACGAAAGAAAGATGGAAATTCAAAATCGAATCCGAAACTCTGATTTATATATACAACAACAGGAAATAAAAAGACAACAAAAAGAACGAAGAGAGCAAATGCTTGACGAAATGTATAACTAAAATGTATGGCATTTGATGAACACCTTTGCATGTTGCAAAGCTATAGAATTTTAACTGGGAAAGACTCTTTCAACACACTGCTGGAAGAGTTTGAACAAGTGGAATTAGTGTTCGACCCTACACGAGCTGTAATTGTTATGGAGGATGATGTCTATGATTTAGTAATGTACTATTTTGAGGCCAGAGAAGATTATAAAAAGTGTGCAGAAATACAGTGGGCTAAGTGTAAGACTAAAAGTTTTTAGAATAATTTTTACGTTCTGCTTCTAATTTGTAATATAAGAAAGCTTGAAAACCATTAACATGCGAGTCTGTTGGAAAAAAATACTTCCAGCCTTTAGACCTTCCTCTATTAATATAATAAAAAAAAGCAACAGCAATTTTACCACCTGATTTTGCAAAATTAACAACAGCACTATGGTCTGAGATTGGTATAATTTCTTCTACCAAAAAAACTTCGTTACCTATATTTCCCACTCTTTTAATATCAGAATACCTTTCAGCGATTGTACTACAGAAGTCTTGTAATTCTGTTGCGATTCCTTTATTCATAATCTTTGTTGTAGTTTTTGTATTTTTAATAAAATTTTAGAAGATTGAGGTAACTTTTTAAGTCTTAGTATTTCTTTAATAACTGAGGGCTTATCATCTATTTTAGATTTCATCTGACAAAGATTTAATTAATTCATTCATTGTATGTACAATATTCTTTGCATTTTTTTTAGCTGCTTCATGATCTCTTTCCATTAAATCTTCGTAAAGATTGTCTGTCAACGAATGCAAGTTATTAGTTACATAATTTATATGAGTAATGGCTTGAATATCATCAGAAGAAATAGGGTTCGACATTAATCTAAAGAATTAAGAATTTGTTTACCGACAGCTGCGTCAATTTTGCCAATAGCTTTGTACAGTTTTTTTGATTTTGATTTTGTAATCTGTCTTTCTGTTTGTGTAGATTCTTTACCCAAGTTTGTGTAAAGAGTGCAGTCTATAAACAATAATGTGTCAATTTTTTTATTATCTGACCAAGTTTTAAAGTTTAAAATCTTGTCTATGTCTTCTACGTTATAATCCATTTAGAAATGTATTTACTTTTCTTTCAAAAGCTGAAAACCTGTCACCTGTTCTATGTTCAATATCCGCAACCAACTTATAGAATCTTTCGTACTTACCAGTGTAGTGTTTTATTTGTGTTTTTAAGGTGCTTACTTCCAAATTTAAGTTTTTATTTTGGTTTACGAGGAACTTTATCCTGTTTTTTAAATCAGAGTCCAGTATCGGAACATAGTTTTCAACATTTTCAAGCCAATTATTGATGATATTATTGTATGTATATTGTAGGTCATGATCATATTTCATGAGGTACGGAAGCTGGTTTAGACTGTGTAACACTGTAGCATGGTTTTTGTTGAAAACTTTTGCAATATCAGTTAGGCTCATTCGTAAATGTTTTCGTAAAATATCGTATACAACTGCACGACCAAATACATACTCGCGTTTTCTTGAATCAACTCGTGGGTCAATACCTGTCTCTTCAATTACATTAAATATTATAGCTTCTATTGTTTGTTCTTTTGGTGATAAATTCATTTTATGTAAGATTTTAAATTTATTAGGTCTAAATATTCATCGACTTCTATAAGGTGAAAGTCTGTTAGTTTTAAAAATTTTCTTGGCAATCTAAGTATTTCTATAGCAAAATATACTGGGTTTCCTCTATGAATTACAAACCCTCCGACCACGTATGTTGTTAATTTATTTATTGGATAATCTTTTACGTTTGAATCAATGTAATCTGATATTAATATTTTAAGCGTTATATCTTCTAATTCAGAAATAGAGTCTATAAAATCATCCTCCACTTCATACCCTCTATCCTTTATATACTTCGGTTTTAAACCCATACTTTTCTAATTCTTTTAATCTGTATTTTTGTAATTCAGATAGCACTCCTTTTGGTTTTTTTATTTCTGAGAATAAAACCTCGCAGCCACGAGGTAGTGCTATTAGATCTGGGATACCATTCTTATTGGTAAGCTTTAGCTTTATTACGTAGTATCCCTCAGCTTCAAGTTCTTTAATTCTTTTCTTTTGGATCTGTTGTTCGGTCATTTTTACTTAAACTTGTTTTATCCGGTTATTTTCGATGGTTAGTAGTAACTTTACTTTACATATAGGTAGTTGTATGCAATTAAAAAAGCACACAACTATGTATAAAAAAAATACTAAATTAATTGCTCAAAAACTTTATAATTTGCTAAATTGCCATCGTCAAGCAACATTATAAAATCTAACATTTCGCCTTGTGTTTTAAATTCTTTTTCAAAGTTTTTGCTACTGTCTTTTTTGTAAACTACGTAATAATTTATCATATTGTTTTTTTATTTATTCGTACTATTTTTTATACTTTCAGTTCTAAAACATATTAATTTTTATTTAGGCTTAAACCAAAACAACTGTGCTGTTAAAAAAGGTAATTCAATCGTAATATATTTTCTTTTCTCATAGTTTTTACTACAAGTAAACATTATTCCTATTTGCCAACTAAACCAAAAATCTATTTTCATATTTATAAAATTAAAACTTATTTAGTTTATCTCTACTTAAAAAGTATCCTCTTCCATGACCAAGGTTTTTTATATTTTCAGGCTTTATTAAATCTTGTTTTTTAACCCATCCAATTAAATGAACAACATTATATTGAACCACAGCAAGTACATAGATATCTACATCAGGGTTTACTTTTAATGTAGCCAGTAAATTACCATCTGTTCGATTTGTAGACTTTACGTCATAACGATTACCCATGTGTGTAACACCATCACAACTTCCACTTCGTATACTTAAACCAAAATCAGGAAATACATTTTTAAATTTAGCAAAAGCATACTCAGCTTTAAAGCCTTGTATATCTGCTATTGTCCCATCATGAGTTCCAATCTTTGCGTCTTTTACTCCATTTGATCGTGCTAAAAGTGATCGTTGCTCGCCTATAAATTTACAAATATTTATTTCTGCAAGACTTAGCTCTATTGATGTATACTTTTGGTTATTAAACATTATATTTAATTTAAAGTTAATAAATCTCTTTTAAAATGTCGCAGTGTATAATCTTTTTTCTTTGTAACTGCTTTGTATATGTCAGCTTCAATTCCTCCACGAGAAAAAACCCAGTACACATCACTCTCTAACCTTTCCTTGGTTGTCATACGGTCCCTGGACTGCCAGTAACTGGTGGCTGAAAAATCTATATTGTAATAAACAAGTGCGTCAGCTTTACGTAAACTAATTCCTTCTCTACCACTTACAATTTGTAGAGCTATAGTTTTATTGGTTTCATTAAACGTACTCAAATCTGTACATAAATCATCTTTGTAAATTAATTTTAATGCATTAAGCTCTTCCTTGAACTTATAAAATATTCCAATTTTTGCATCAGCAAAATTATCATGAATATATTGAGCCTTACTTAAATCTAAAATCATAGAGTTTCCAGACTCAAATTTTACAGTTCCAGAATACATTTGATGCAGCTTCATCATTAGTTTTACTGGTGTATCTGCCAATATTACATCATCATTACCTTCAATAACTAAATGTTTTTTTAACTTATTTGCTAATTGATATGTCATTGGACTCATTTCTACCTCCAGCACATGCTCCCGTGTTTTTACTTTAAACCCAGCTTCTTTCTGAGTGTAAGAGATTGTGTGTGGTTTCATTTCATCAATAATAATATCCAAACCATGACTGTAATCATTAATTAGAAAACTGTTTATTTTTCTCTGCTTGATGTTTACGTATTTTTTAGCAAACTTATAGAAAGTTTTATACTCACTAAAAGGATGGTTAAGCATTACAGAAACCTGATGATACATTTGACTGTAAGATTCTGGTGTAGGAGTACCAGATAAAAATATAACAAATGGATTGTTTTCTAAGATCAAAGAACGTACTTGAGTGGATCGTTTGTTTCTTTTCGGAAAAGCACCCATTCCATGAGCTTCATCACATATTACCATGTCCCAACCAGTTTGGTCTATTTTATGTAAAGACTCATAATTTATTACAGTAATGCTGTAGGATGGATTAAGGAGTTTGTAATCATCCTCAATACTGCTTATAGCTTTTTTCTTGGTAATAAATAAAAGATTCGACACTGGCAAAAGCGCACTTACACCCAAGCTCGTGAGAGTTTTACCAGTTCGGACCTCCATTGCAAGATAAACAAATTTATCTTTTTGTAACAGAGGTTTGGCCTTATTCATTACTTCTAATTGATAGTTTCTGAATTCCATATTAAAAATCAAAGTTACCGTTAGTTTCTAACTCATGCTTTGTTCTAAAACGCAACCATCTACCAACAGAATCTCTATCAGCTTCAGGCTTACAGTCATACTTAAACATTGAGTATGCTTCAAGCCACTTATTAAATTTAGTTCGTGAAACTGTCATTTTTGATTTAGGTGCAAAATCAGGATTGTCATCAACAAAATCCAAGTATAAATCATTTTTATAAACCTTGTAACCTTTAGCTAACTTATCATTAATGTTGTTAGTTCCAATCAGTCCACACCACTCTAAAAACTCGTGGCATGTAGCAGCAGATAGCTGTCTGATTTTTAAGTTTACAAACTTAGACTTAACAAGTCCATGCATCATATATTCTTGTAGGCAACCAATCATGTAGTTGTCAAACTCACACCACTCATCATCATCCCACTCTCCAAACATCAGCTTTCCAAACTCCTTTAATGGTGTTACATCTTTGGTATAGTACTGAGCTAATTCCAGCTCCCACTTTCTTCTTGCAAACGAAGAACCTTGCCCTTTGATAGCATAGTTTGTAGTTATAGCAATCTTTGGAGATTTGCTAAATGGAATTTTAATAGCATCTTTATTCTTTTTTTCTAAAACTAATCCTTCTGTTATAACACTAAAAAGTCTTTCAAAATCAAAATGTTTTTTAACATCGTCAAAGCATAAAACCTGCGTGTCTACGCTTACAGTTTGATAAGCAAAACTTTTCTCAAAATTAAACGACTTACCATCTATAAATACTAACTTCTTCATGTGGCTCAAAGCGTTCATAAACAATCCCTTCCCTGTCCCTCCTTCAGGGTTGTCTGATATAACCTCGTCATTTAAAATAACAGCTGGACAGTAGGAAAGATTCTTCCACTGGTGTAACAAGTATCCTATCGTAGATTGCATAGATTTTATCCTACTATCGTCCTGACCACATATGTTAGTTATAAACTGTTGGTAGTCACATCCACCACCATCACACAACTGGAAGTTACGGTCAATTACATGGTCGTTCCAAACGTACCCACCTAAATCCAAATAATCAATCTTTGTTATTGAATCATGCTTAACTTTTACAGCTCCGTTTTTATAGTAAAGGTATGCTGTGTCTTTGTTGTCTTCAATAAAATAAACATCTATGGAATTTAATAAAGTCAAAAACTCCTCTCTAAAATAACGAGTATGCTCTGCAAAATAATTATATACTGACAGGTCATCAACCTCCAGCAAATAATTTAAAATAAAATCTTTAATCTCTTTCTCTGAAGTATGGTCTATAAGATTATTTGTAACTTTAACAAACACGTAGTTTTTACTACCTTCAGGATTAAACTTAAAGAATCCATTTTCTTCTAAAAATTGTTTAAAAAGGATGTGTACTATTTTAATAACACCCTTGTCATTCTTGGTCCAAAATTGGTTATTAGCGTTTTCTTGGTCAAGTCTTGATATTACATTCTCTATTGTCGTAGGCTCTACATCAGAGTTCTCAAGATCAACTCTGATATCTTTTTTTGACACACCACGCTTTAGCTTCATTCTAACGTTGTTTACCTTGTCCTCATCTTCGTAGTACTTAGTTCCAAAGTTATGCTTCTGTGCGTAGGCACTTTCGATAGTTCTTTTTATTTCTGATTGTGTAAATGTTTTTGTTCTGTAGTTCATTAAATTAGACTCAGCTAACGACTGGTAAACACCAAAGTCATTAAAGGCCGCAGCTAAAACATATGCGTTGTTGTTTCTCTCTCCCTCGTTCATAGGAAACTTCTTAGTCCACCACTTTACAAGAATATCTACTATCTTATTTTCATCTGTAACTGGTATTGTAGGGATGTCTGAGTGCTTATTAACTTCTGTGTACTCCTGCTCCACAATTTTATCCCATAAACTTGACTGAGCATTGATGTGAATTAATGGGTCATAAGACTCATAGCAGACACGTGAGACGTTTTTACATGTCTTATCAAAGTAAGCGCTATCATAATAATTTTGAAGGCTTATAAAGTAGCTTTTATGATTATCTACAATTGGTGGTATTTTTACCAATGCCTTTAATCCATTTCCACTGGGAGATATAAATACGCTGTAGATAAATTTATCCTTAGATAATCTCTCTTTCTCCTGTAATAAATCTCTGTTAGACTTGTAACCATCAAAATCTAAACAAATAAATCCACTGTGTT